ATATACACCTGAATTTGACCAAATGTTGTTTTATTTGCCATTAGCAGGGTCAACTTTCAAGAAAGTATATTATGATGAGAACTTAGGACGAGCTGTAAGTAAGTTTGTACCAGCTGAGAACCTAATTGTGCCATATAACACATCTGACTTAGAAACATGCCCTAATATAACGCATGTCGTCAAAATGAGCCTAAATGACCTTCGTAAGAGGCAATTATCGGGCTTTTACAGGGATATACCTGTAATACCAGCGCAGGGCGACAGTAATTCTGTACAGGAAGAATTAGAGCGTATTGATGGTATGTATCCATCAAACATAGATTACGACTGTACTTTACTAGAGTGTCATGTTGATTTAGATCTTGAGGGTTTTCAAGAGACCGGTGAGGATGGCGAGCCAACAGGTATCAAAGTGCCATATGTTGTGACAATATCACAGGATAACGGACAGGTTCTTTCGATTCGCAGAAATTATAATGAAGATGACGAAGACAAGAAAAAGATACAGTATTTTGTACACTATAAGTTCTTACCGGGCTTTGGGTTTTACGGATTAGGACTAATACATACTATTGGTGGTCTCTCACGAACCGCAACTGCTGCATTAAGACAACTGATTGATGCAGGTACATTATCTAACCTACCGGCAGGATTCAAGGCCCGCGGACTACGGATCAGGGATGATGACGAGCCGTTACAGCCGGGTGAGTTTAGAGACGTTGATGCACCGGGCGGGGACATAAGATCGAGCTTGATGTCATTGCCGTTCAAGGGTCCAGACCAGACTTTGATGGCGTTATTGGGCTTTGTAGTTGATGCAGGACGTAGGTTCGCGACGATTACGGATATGAAGGTAGGCGATGGCAATCAACAGGCAGCGGTAGGCACAACTATTGCTATGTTGGAACAAGGCTCACGGGTCATGTCGGCTGTACATAAGAGATTGCATTATGCTATGCGTCTTGAGTTTAAGTTGTTGGCTAAGGTTATGGCGGACTTCTTACCTGACGAGTATCCATACAGTATTACAGGTGTAGACGGGACGATCAAGAGACAGGATTTTGACGACAAGGTAGACGTAGTTCCTGTGTCTAATCCAAACATATTTAGTCAGGCGCAGAGGATATCTTTGGCTCAAACCAAGATGCAGCTTGCGACAGCGGCTCCTGACATGCATAACATGTACGAAGTGTTCAGGGATATGTACGAGGCTTTAGGTGTAAGAGATATTGACAGAATATTGAAAAGAACTCCTGAGCCTGAGCCTACCCCGAAAGATCCGGCTCAGGAGAACATAGATGCGTTAGACCAGATACAGCTAGTTGCTTTTGAGGGTCAAGAGCATGAAGCGCATATTATGTCTCACATGGTTTTTGGATCAACACCGCTTGTTGCAGGAACCCCGCAGATAGCTGTGTCATTACAGAAGCATATTATGGATCATGTAAGGATTGGCGCCAAGGAGCGTGCTATGCAGGAGATGATGGCGGCTACGGGTGGTCAGCCTATGCAGGAAATGCAGAGTTTAGAGTTAGAGGCGAGGATTGCACAGTTGATAGCCGAAGGCATGTCACAGCTCAAGCAACTAAGTGGACAGCTCACGGCTCCCGGACCAGATCCGTTGGTACAGCTCAAAGAAAAGGAACTACAGGTTAGAGCACAAGCTGAACAGAATGACGCTCAGGTTGACGCAGCTAAACTGGGTCTGGAGCAACAGAAAGTACAGCAGAGAGGCGATCAGTTTGACAAGAGACTTGAAAGTCAGGAGAAGCAGACTGCTGCAAGGATCAACGCAGCTGAAAGGCGTGAAATGATGAAACAACAAAAAGGAGGTCAATAATGGCTAGAAAAGGTGATGAAAGAACAGAGAAGGACTTGAGAAAAGAATTTTTTGATGGTCCAGCTTCTGATACTATGAGCTTTGAGCAGTTTTTGATACAGCAGGGTCATGGTGACAAGGTGAAGCCTATCAAGATGGCTGATGGTGGCGCAGTAGAACTGGTCCGCGGCGACCCTAACTATTACAAAGATTTGGTGTAGTGACTGCATTTTTGCTTGCTTGTACGCTAAACGGTATAGCTACGGGCGGCATACACTTTGAAAACGTGAACTATTGTATAGATTACAGAGACAAATTGAACAAGCAGTCTTACACGAAAGACGGCGATTTACAAGTATATGAGTGTATATGTAAGGTTGTGCCGTTTGTGGATCCTAATAAAGTGAGAGTTTATTAATGACAGAAGAGAAGAAAAAGCCAGTCAACATAAGTATTGACGAAAATAGCTTTGAATTATCTTTAAGAATACTGAGTAATGAGTTTGTAGCCATAAAGATAGGCTCAACTAACTTTTCAGGGAAACTTATAGCAGGCGGCGTTTTATTGTTGTTTTTTACTTTAATTTTACTGGAGGGCTTTGGTTTGAATGAGCTATTGATGAAATGACGGTAGAGACGTTTCTAAGATGGAAGATCCTCCCAAGACTGATGATGCTCTGTAGCACAGTTATGTCTTGGAGATGCGCTGAATGGTTTATGGCTTTAGAGGACCCGACAGCCAGTCAATCGGCTTTTGTATCGGTTGTAATGGGCGTTATGACAGGCGTTTTCGGTATTTGGATGGGTCACGAACATAAGGGAGATAATAATGTTACAAGCACTGATAGGTCCAGTAACAGGGCTACTAGATAAATTTATACCTGATGCAGATCAGAAGGCGAAACTCGCCCACGAGATAGCCACCATGTCTGAAAAACATGCGCAGGAGGCTTTGCTTGCACAGTTAGAAATAAACAAAGCAGAAGCTGCGAGCGGATCTGTATTCAAGGGCGGCTGGCGCCCAGCTGTTGGGTGGGTATGCGCGATTGCTTTTGCCTATCACTTTATCATAAAAGATTTAATAATATTCGGTGCATCGTTCGCTGGATTAGAATTACCGGAGCTCCCAGAGTTTGATATGGGTACACTTTTGACAGTTTTAGGCGGCATGCTTGGAATTGGCGGACTCAGGACATATGAAAAGCAAAAAGGTCTGACAAAATGAGCAAAGAGAAGGAAAAATGTGAGACTTGTGAGTGCTATGAGTGTGAAGCTGAAGAATGTTCATGCGATTGTCATAAAGAAGACCTTGAAATAGAAGGCGTTCCAGTATAATATATAAGAAGTTATAAGACAGAATAAGAAAATATGAGGTTTTTATGGCAAAAAGTGAGATTTATCTTGCAGAAGCTGTATTTCGCGTTATAAATGAAAGAAGGAACATCGTTTTAAATGTTTTGAAGCATAACTCGATCAAGAGTATGGAGCATTATAAACAAATGATGGGCGAAATGGAAGCGTTGGAATACGTTGAGAACGAGATAAAAGATTTATTGAACAGACAAGAGGTAGATGATGAGTGAGAATGGTTTAGAAGAAACCTATGTAGAGCCCAAAGATCGCGTCCTAGACCCCTCTTTAATCAGCAGTACACTATTAGACCGGATGCCTACGCCAACAGGCTGGAGGCTTCTTATTCTGCCGTACAGAGGTAAAGGAAAGACAGAAGGTGGTATATTACTACCGGACAAGCTAGTAGAAGAGGGTCAAGTCTCTACTCAGGTGGGTTATGTGTTAAAGGCAGGGCCTTTGGCTTACAAAGACGAATCGAAGTTCCCATCAGGACCGTGGTGCGCAGAAAAAGACTGGGTTATGTTTGCCAGATATTCTGGTTCACGGTTTAAGATAGATGGCGGAGAAGTTAGAATTTTGAATGATGATGAGATTTTAGCCAAAATAATGGACCCTGAAGACATTTTACACTACTAGAGGATGAAAATGGCAGAAGCAAAAGAAAAACAAGAAGAATTAGATCTACAACTAGAAGATGAGGGGCAAGATGTTGAAGTTACTCTCGAAGATAAAACTGAAACTGATGATGTTCAAGTTGATCCTGTTGCAGAAGATCAGCAAGGTGAGGACGAGTTTAAAAAAGCCGAAAACCAAACTCAAAAAAGAATCAACCGTCTCACCAAAAAAATGCGTGAAGCCGAGAAAAACGCAGAAGAAGCGCTCCGTTTCGCGAAACAAAAAGAGCAAGAAAATCAACAGTTAGCTCAAAAACTTACCCAAATGGATACAAACTACGTTGACCAGTACTCAGGTCGCGTAGAATCTCAGATGGCGCAGACAGAACAAAATCTAAGAAACGCTATGGAGCTAGGGGATACTGAGGCTGCTGTAGCTGCACAGAAAGAAATGACAAGGCTGGCAGTAGAAGCTGATAGAGCCGCCCAAGCCAAAGCGGCTAACGAACAGAGAAATAAGGCCGCTGAGGCACAAACAGTTCCTCAGCCTGATCCAAGGGCGTATAGACAAGGTGTTCAGCCGCCACCGGAGCCTGATGCAAAAGCACAGGCATGGGCACAGAAGAATGAGTGGTTTGGCAATGACAGTGCCATGACATATGCTGCTTTTGGGATACATAAAGACTTGGTAGAACAAGAAGGTATTGACCCTAAGAGCGATGAATACTATACTGAATTAGACAAACGTATGGGCGAAGAGTTTCCTCATAAGTTTGCTAATGGAGCGCAGAGCAAAAAAGTCGTCCAAAATGTTGCTTCTGCATCACGCTCCACTGGAACTGGACGTAGTAGTGGGAAGAGGCAGGTAAGACTTACTAATAGACAAGTCGCACTTGCAAAAAAACTTGGCGTTCCTCTCGAAGAGTACGCAAAATATGTGAAGGAGTAATTGATATGGAAAACCAAAAGGAAATGTTTGATAAGACTATTTCAAGATCTCCTAGATCATCAAATACAAGAGAAAAGACAGCTGCAAGAAAACCGTGGGCTCCACCGTCTATGTTAGACGCACCACCAGCCCCTGATGGCTACAAGCATCGCTGGATAAGAGCAGAAACAAGAGGTTTCAATGATACCAAGAATGTTTCAGCTAAATTACGAGAAGGTTGGGAACTCGTAAGAAAAGATGAATATCCAGATTTTGAAGCACCCGTAGTCGATCAAGGCAAATATGAAGGAGTTTTTGGAGTCGGTGGATTAGTTCTCGCTCGTATACCTGAAGAAACAGTGGCCGAAAGAACTGCATACTTCGCTGCAAGAAGTGCAGATCAAATGGAAGCCGTGGATCAGGATATGATGAGAGAAAATGCTCATTCTACTATGACAATTAGTAGACCAGATCGTCAGTCTCGCGTTACTTTCGGAGGGAAAAAATAAAAACTTTAACCTTTAATGGAGACTTAAATGGCTAATAATTTAGCAGGAGGCTATGGCTTACGTCCAATAGGTTTAACAGGTGCTGCCGCTAACACTACTGGAACAACACAGTATGAAATTGCGTCAAACAACACAAATGCTATCTATCAAGGTGGTATTGTTATTCCTACTGCGGCTGGAGTTATAGACATAACCGACCAAGCGGTCAGCCCGTTAGGCGTTTTTTATGGTGTTGAATATGTCGATTCAGGCACAAAAAAGACAACATTCAAAAACTACTGGCCGGGATCAAACAACGTCAGCGTTGATACAAACTTCCCTATCAAGGCGTTTGTATTTGATAATCCAATGCAACTCTTCACAGTTGTTGCAGACGGAACAAACACTGATAGAGCAACAGCCTTAGCAGACGTTTTTGCAAACTGTTCTATGGCAAGTGTTAACAATGGCAGCACCAATACAGGTCAGTCCACTGATATGCTTGACATTTCAACAGCTGCAACAACAGGCACTTTGGATGTTAGAATTGTAGGGTTGTATGAGGACGAAGGTAATACAGATTACTCAGCATTGGGTCATCAGTATATTGTACGTCTTCTAGGACACTTTAACTCAGGCTTTGCAGCTGCTGTTAATACAGCAGATAATGCTGGTATATAAGGAGGATAGATTATGGCTATATCAAGAGCACAATTAGCGAAAGAGCTAGAGCCCGGTCTAAATGCCTTATTTGGACTTGAGTATGACAGGTATGAGAACGAGCATGCTGAGATTTTTGAAGAAGAATCATCAGATAGAGCGTTTGAAGAAGAAGTGATGTTAGCAGGCTTCTCAACTGCA